GCCGGTGCAAACCACGGATAGCTAACATTATCGCTTAGTGCGATTGTGCGTAGAATCATGTGGCTCGGAGGAACAACAATATTTTTACCTAAATTGTCGCTAGTGTAGCCCCATGGATAAAACACTCCTAGGTATTCATCGAATGTTACTAGACCGTCGTCGCCGTCTTCTAGCGCACCCTTAGTGTTGGTACCCCAGTTGCTTAGTGTTGTAGCGTCTGCTGCTAAACGTGCAGGGCAATCGCCGACTATGAATGCTGTTAAACCACGATCGTAATTTAAGCCATTCATTTCACCGATTAGCTCCGGATAACCTGGGCAAGCAATTAGGTTAAAAATGCGTGATTCTTCGTCACGAATTTGTTGATTGCTATTAACAGTTGTTTGAAGTGCTTGTATTACAACCTTACGCTGTGCTTTACGACCGAATGTGCCTGCACCATTTTCTTGATTACCGGCTTCGCTTACCCAGCGATGTGGATAATAGTCGGATTGTAATTCGTTTGTGTAACGAATATTGCGACCTAGTACATCAACATAATCACGTACAAAACGCTTAACGTTAAATCCTGAACGACGTAAGTTCCATAACAACATACCCTTCGGATATAATGCAGGATCCGGAGCATCGAAGTCTACAAAGTTGCTCGATAATAACTCAACAACGTCCGATGCAGCTGCCGATTTGCCAGTTGTATTCCAACGGACATCATCGAATAACACACCATTTTCTGTTGTTTGGTCGCTAGTATCAACTGTTACCCATTTCTTTGTAAGGTAATTATACTTAGATAGTTTAGGATAATTTTCTAAATCGCTAGAATCGATCCATAGATCTCCATTAGCTAATGCAGTACCATCACTTTGCTTTGTAGGCTTAGTAGCACTTACAATAGGACCGTTCGGATCTGTTAAATCGCCGCCTACTTGATTTTGTGTATAATTTCTGTAACCAACCCATTGTGTACCGTTGTGGATCATAATATCTACTTGGTCAACACTTGAGCTATACCATAAACGACCATCTACCGGTGTAGTTGTCGGAGCAGTAGCACTAGCTGGCGCAACTGCTGTAGAACCGACCATCGATGCCCATAGTGTTGCAACAAACTTAGTAGAACCGCCTGTTGGATCAGCATACATGTTAGCAGTAGCCGCAACTGGGAACAATGTAGTGATCGGAGTATGAGTGCCGTCTACAAACTTGATTTCACCGCCGAGTTTATGACTAATAACAATCTTGTTACCCGATGTTTTAGTTGCAACGATATTAGAATTTACTAGTGCAGCAGTTAATGCGTCTAATAGTAAATTTGCATCTGCATTTGCCTTTGCACCAGGTGTTGGACCTAACGGGCCGCCGCCGTCTGGATCAACAGGTGCCAATGTAGTAAATGATACCGTAACAGGTGCGGTCATTGTGCCGCTGCCCTTAACACTTTCTGAAATTGTGAATGTATAGGTATTAGCTGGAAGAGTGGTATCTTCAATTACAACTGAAGAAATCGTTGTAGCGCCTACTCCACTACGTGCATAAATCTTAAAGTTCGCCATAGCTGGTGAACCTTCGTCGTCGTTATACTTAACATACAGTGCACCGAGCGCTAAACTTAATCCGCCGCCTACTGGATCGATACCTGCCAATGCTGCTGCACTTGAGCTGTATAAAGGTGCAGTCTTAGTTGCCCAGGCAGCAGTTGCAGAATTGTACTGTTTAACAGACCAATCTGCTCCAAGATTCGGAGTAGTAGTTTTAACCCAAATTGCTCCAGTGGCAATTCCGTTTGCAGTGTTTGCATTGTCTGTTCTCTTGTACAACGGAACTTGAGTGTGTGGTGCAATTGATAATGCTGGAGCTTTATATGTTGTTTCTGCTAGGCCAACTTTGCTAACTGTAGTTCCTGAAATTACAACATCAACTCCTTCCGAATATATTTCTAATCGCGAATTGATTTCAGCTGCCGATACACCGGTAATACTTGCGGCGTTAATTGCCAACACAAGCGCACTAACTGATGTTACACCAGTCACTGGTGATCCGTTAATTGTAATAGCATCGCCTGATAACAGGGTTGGGCTAGCTATCGTGCCTTGTGCAGTAGGCCAACTCGACACCCATTCAGTGGTGCCTACTTCAACCCAAATACCGGATGAAGTATCAGTCTGTGGCTTTTTATACCATAATGTGTTTAAATTGCCTGTCGCTACTAAAGCATAGTCTCCAATTGCGCCTATACTCGGTAACGGTGCTCCTGTACCCGAATTAACTTTAGTCGCATCAGTAATAACAGTAGGCAACTTATTGGTAAATGTCTGGCCGCCAGCAACTGTTGCCGCTGCGCTGTTCCATTCAAAAATACCAAACTTTGTATTTGATGTGTCAAACCAGTATGTGCCATCTTCCGGTGCGCCTGCAGGTTCTGTTGCAGTTGCGTTCAGTTGACCGAGGTCAACATCGGCACGTACCACGTATGCGCGATTACTAACGCCTAAGTAGCTGTATGCTGCTTGGAGACCATATTCGTTTTGTTCTCCAGCGTGTATTGGGTTATTGTTTGCATCTGTCTTGAATACCGGGGTTCCAAAAGTATCTGCTAGATCTTTTTGACTTGTTAACAAGTAAACTTGACCTGCATTTGCTTTTAAGGTACCACCGGCAGTTCCTGTGCCAGCGCCATTTTGCTTGCTTTCAGCAGAGGCAACGATAATTAAAGGTGTTGTTCCAGGGGCCGCGGGAGTATAGAACGATTCGTCTATAACGGTAACGCTTACGCCTGGTGAACTAAGTTGAGCCATTTTGTGATCTCCATGAATACTAATTCTTAATGTATTTATAGGTTTTGGACGTTTTAGGCGGGATATGCGCTCGAAAAAGGACAGAGAAAAGGGCGGTTAATAAATACTGTATGCGCCCTTTATGCAAATCATGCGGAGAAAAACCTTGCGGAATCAATTACTACAAGGGCGGCTGTGCCTTTTATAGGTCAAAGTGTGATACTTGTTCGCGAGGAGCTAGGCCAAAGAAGCCACGATGGGCGCAGGCCGGGTATACGAAAAAGGATCGATGCGATAAATGTGGGTACCGTAGCAAATACCCTGAACAGTTCAATGTCTATAATGTAGACGGCAATCTCAACAACTGCCGCCCTAGTAATCTCAAAACTATCTGCGCGAACTGTCAGCGCATTTTACACAAAGAAGGAGTTACGTGGAAGCAGGGAGATTTGACACCAGACCTTTGATCTCTGTGTACAATTCATCAATAGTGCCGTCGTTTGTTATTACATGATCGAATGTAGAACCTGCCCATGCCCATTCGCTAGCATGAATGTCAAACTGTTTCATATAATTGGCCTTAATACCGGTAGTTGCCCGGCCTTGCATTTCAACTAAGACGTTATACCATTCAGGTTCAGGGCCGCGTTGCACTCGGATAACAACACCACCGGCCTCTTTAATAGCTCGGATCTCGTTAGGAAAACGACAATCGCTTATAACAACATTGTCTGTAGCAAGACGCAGTTTGTTTTCTAAACTAGCGATCCATATGTCATCGTGAAACCCTTTGCGACAAACTTCTGTACCCCAGTATTGTAATACCCAGCGAGGAGTAAGGTTTGGCATGTTTAAGCGTTCTGCCCACCAAGGATCAACTTGTTCACGCCATTCACGTGCTTGTTTTGTACGACCTTCTAGGAGTGTTCGGTCCCAACCAAATACTGCTGCCACTGCATCTTTAAGTGTGCTTGCAAAACTTTCTCGTCTAAACTCGTGAAAATTTACCAAATAGTCAGCAATAGTGTCCTTGCCAGAACCAATAAAACCGCATACGCCGATAATCATAATATCCCCTTTTAGGAATATTATACAGCAATATTAGCCTATAATAAAGTAATATGGCATGCCTCCGGGAACAAGATCGCCAATTTCTTTTTCTAACTTTTCGATCTCTTCTTTTCCCTGGGCTTGAAGTGCTTGTCCATTAAGCTGTATTGCGCCGCCTGGGCCAGCAATACTACCAAACTTACTACGTGCTTCGCCTAACATTAGCTTAGATGATGCAAGAGCATAATCATATAACCACTGTTTTGCGTACAAGTCTGTTAATAATACAAAGTCTGGACGATAGTTGTAAGTCATTAGCAGGACCTGTTCGCCCTGGGCAAACGGTCGCTGTAAAATTGTTAAAATGTGACTCTGTGGACGCCACTTGAATTCGATGTACGAGCCGAACATACGGCCGACTAACTTCTGGTATCCGGCAAACATTTCGTAAGTTGCTAGTCCGCCCATCATAGTGCCGCTTAATAAGTAAGTGTTAGTGTAGGCTAAGTTGAATGGTTCGAACAAAGTTCCGCCTGCACCTAGTCCGCTGCGAGAACCGATTGCACGACGGAAAATCTGACGTACTTCAACGACCTCATCAGGTAAGCGGTATTCGTTAGTATCTTGGATTAATTCCAAGAACATGTATGATTCTTCAACTGCATTTGAGCTGCGTTGGCGGAACTTTGTAATAGCACGATCTAGTGCTATTTCCATGTGCTTAGGGTCGAGCTCTACTTCCACCATTCCGTCACCCAGCATGGTGCGAATGTATTCAAATACTTTGTTTCTTTCGATTAGCGAGGTAGAATCCGACATAATTTAGTTCTCCTAGTATATTTAGCGCCGGATAAATATTACTATGCCACGTTTATCACTATATAAGCCCGAGAGAGGGCAAGATTACAAATTCATGGATCGCCAGATTTCGGAGATGTTCCAAGTTGGCGGAACAGACTTGTACCTGCACAAATACATCGGGCCTAAAAATCCTACTACAGGTACCGCAGATCAACCCATTTACGATCAAATTAAGCCGACAAACATACAAGATATGTTGTTCTTAGAAAATCGTGATCGTAAGTATGATTCGGAAATTTATCGCATTCGTGGCATTTATAATGTACAAAATATTGACTTTAATCTAAGTCAGTTCGGATTATTCATCGACAATGACACGTTATTCATGACCGTACATATTAATGATTTTATCAAGTATATCGGTCGTAAACCTATTAGTGGCGATGTATTCGAGTTACCTCACTTAACTGATCAGTTTGCTT